ATATTAACTCCTGCTGCGTTTTCCATATTGACTTCATTTAATCCAGTTATTTGAATTGTGCTGGCGTTGTATCCTGAACCAAAATTAATGTTGGCGGTATTTCCTGCGAGTGTTCCGTAATTAAATCTGGTTGAGTCGTTATATAAAAATACACTATCACCTGCACTATTATCCATTTTGAAAGTAGAGCCAGCGGCAAACTCAAGTGTTTGCTCTACAGAGGCATTATATATATTCACAAGTGATGAGTTAATGGTTGAGTTGTTGATAGTTGATACATTTAATGTAGAGAGATTTAGTGGGTCGCTTACGCTTCCACCGGTGAAATTAATCGTGGTGATTCCTGCTACAGTATTGAGTGCTATGTCCGTGCCTCCTACAAGGTTAGGGCTTATGTCGGCTGTGAGTGTTGTTGCTGTTATGTCGCCACTTGCTGATATATTTGAAAAAGATGAATTACCTGCTGTCATTTGAGCCTGAACTGTGAGAGTTGAAATTGTTGCAGTGCTGATATTCGCATCGACGGATACGTTGAGATTTGATATGTTGAGAGGATGAGTTAGACCTGGTGCTATGGTGCTGATGGTTGTTATTCCACCTGTTGTATTGAGAGTGATATTTGTGCCTGCGGCTAAATTGCCGCCGATGTTGCCGTTAATTGTGCTGGCGTTTAGTGTGCTTGTGTTGGTTGTTCCTGCGGTTGCCGTTGATGCTATGACGTCTGCCGCTGCTACGAGAACCGCTCCCACGTCAGTTGCGTTTAAATCTGCTACAGTTAAATCCGTTGTGATGGATACAGCATTATTTACTGCTTCCAGCCTGTAGCCGTAGAACCACGAGTGGTTTGCCGACATATAAACAGAAGCACCGCCCGAGACACCCATCACCCAGAAATAATCACCTGGATTTGCCTGACATACAACGTCAAACGATTCTGTTGTCTCGCTCGAATAGCCGCCTTGGGCGATTAACCCTCCGTTCTGATAGATGCCCAACCGAAAATTAGTAGGCGTAGTGTTGATGAAGCATTTCATTCCAAACGTCCAAGTGCCGCCTGCACCTGGCGGGATGTAATACCGAGCACCACCTGTGTCATAACCGCTTCCAAAGACGGGTGTCGTTTCAAGTTGTATGACATTAAAAAGAAGTAATGAGCCTGCACCGATGCTCTGATTATTATTTAGATTTGATGTCGCCTGAAATGCATATTGAGTGCTTTGTGATAAAGCATTAGATGAGATAGTTGTCAGTCCATTCGTCGTTGAAAGCGTAATGCCTGCCGCTGATGCTAAATTGGTTGAGATGTCTGCTGTCAAAGATGTCGCTGTGATAGCACCAGATGCCGAGATGTTTGTGAAACTCGCATTAGTTGCGGTCAATTGTGTCTGGACGTTTAAATTAGATATGTTGGCTGTATCTGAAATATTAATATCGTCTGCTGCGATGCTGACAGACGCAATATCCGGACATAATAAATAGGAACCTGTGGCTCCGACTATGCCTCCAGTAAAAGAAATATTATTCGCTTGGATATGTTGAGACGAGTTGAGAGAAGAGCAGTGCATCGTGCTGGTTATTAATCCGTCTGTTGTTATTACAGATGCGTTATTTATATGACTTGAGTTAATGGTTGATGCGTTCAAGGTAGACAAATTAAGTGGGTCTGTTATGCTCCCAGAGTTTGTTATTGTGGTTATGCCTCCGGCTGTCGCAAGGGTTATGCCTGTTCCTGCTGCGAGGTTGGGGCTTATGTCTCCATCGATAGTTCCGCTTACACGTAAATCACCGTTAATATCGACGGCATCTAAATTGCCATTTAGCGTCATGATAGGAAAGCGTGTTGCTGGATTAGATAAAAAAAAGTTCATATCTACTGACGAATTCAGAGTTGTCCCTGTTAATGTTAATATGTTGTTTGCTCGTGCTAATGAGCTAGTATCACCAGTGTTGCTGTCGTCGATATATAATAGGTCAGTGTCTACTGTGCTTGAATTGACGAGAGATGAATTAACTGTTATAATGTCAGCAACACCAATCCCAGCAGTAGCACTTGTTATGCTGGAAGAATTGGTTATATTACTTGAGTTTAGTGTGCTTGTGTTGGTTGTTGCTGCGGTTGTTGTTATAGCAACTACATCTGCAGATGCGACGAGAACCGCTCCAATATCGGTTGCGTTTAAATCAAATGTTGTTATGGTTGATGCGTTGTTGATATTACTTGAGTTTATGGTTGATGCGTTAAGAACTGACAGATTTAACGGGTCGCTTGTTTGTGCTGTATTACCTATTGTTGTGATGCCTCCGACAGTTGAAAGAGAAATACCAGTCCCTGCCGCTAAATTGCTGGATATGTCGCCGGTTAGTGTGCTACAATTAATGGTTTGAATGTTGGCATTAACAAGGTTTGCGGTATGACCGCCTAGAGTGCCGTCAAGAGAAATATTGCTTACATGTATATGGTCTGCCGACAAGTCGCTGATATTAGCACCGACACTCTCGATGAAACCACTATAGAAAGAATTAATTGTTCCGGACGTTGCTATTAAATCCACCGTAGTCGAAAGACTGCTGTTTATGGTAGTTGTTGAAATACTACTCGCACTGATTGTATCCGCTATTATGTTGCTTGTGTTGATATTCACAGGCGAGAATGTAGTCGTGGTCAATGAGACGATACTTGCGTTTGTTGCCGATAAGTTTTCAAATGAGCCATTCGTTGCCGAGACAGTTGTAGTAGTATAGACAAATGTATTGGCTGGGGCATTTCCGGCTATATTAGTTAAGAAACTCATTTTACTATATGGTTAGATTTAGTTTTTATGTTGGCCTAATTGTTCGATAATCCAACCATTGTGAGCAACGTTTTCTGCTAAAGCAACTATTAGTTCTGTATACTTCTTTTTTGGTTGTTTTGTTTCCGGCTCATCTTCGTCTAATAGTTCAAATATATCATGACAGAAGTGAACATAAGGTTCATAAAAATCATCTGTCTGCTTGTCTCCTGAATATAAACTGATCACCTCACAGCCACATGAGAGAGCCTTGTGAATTCTATGGCTTTCAAGAATGCCTGACTCATAATAAGGTACATTCAATACAAATTTAGCGTTTTGGAGAAGCTTGGTCATCTCTAGCTGGTCTGAATGCCCCCAGTCCATCTCAAACCGGATATTTTTATTAGGATATTTTTCAATTAATTTTTTATATAATGCTTCTCTGCGAGGGCTACGAGAGCCAACGAATAACAAATCAATCTCTCTTGGTGCGTTGCTAGGACTATATACATTCTCAAAAACATATTGACTAAAGACTCTAATGCCTAGTGATAGAAGATACTTTGCTGATATGGGGTGATAATCAAAAACAATATTGCCTCTCATAATGGATAGAAAGTATTTATTTTTAAGGTGATTACTCTGAGGGGGTTCGCTGTTGATTATGATATATTTAATTGTAGGATTTTGCTGCTGAATTGAGTAGAGTTGCACGGCTTGGTCATGGGCTCCAAAAATTATATACGTATGCTCTGCGATTGGTGTAAAATTATTAAGTAAATCTATGCCCAGTCTTTTAGATAGACAAAAGCAATTGTCGCTAAATATTTGGTGGAAATTGACAAGATGAAATTTATCCTTCCAGTTCTGCTCAACCATTCTATATTATAGAAATATTAAAAAAACCTTCTAAATAACCGTAGGAGCTCCTTCAGAAATACCTGATGTTGTTGATATTGCTTCTGTTTCAGCAATAGATGGGGTTGAACCTAGCCCTCCTCCGCTATAGAAAGGTTTTCCAATGGTTTCTGCCTCAAGCAAATCGCCACCACCACCGGCTACATTATAACCAGCAGATAAAGAGGCTGATGTCGGCCTTGTGCGAGTTGCTGCTCTAGCACTTACTCTAGCTTCTGTTAATTCTTCTGCTGCTTTTTGCTCTTCTTGAAATACTTGAGTTTCTCCGGATAGAGCGTCTACAAGCATACGCTCTTCGTTTGACATAGTTGATTCTCTTGGTGCTGGTGCTGATTCTTCCTTGAGTTTTTTAGTCGCAATTCTAATTTTTTGCATCTTTTGTGCTGAAGTTTGAAGACGCTCATGTGTTGCTTTAGTTTCTACTTCATCACGTTGGGCCTTGAGTTTTTCTATTAGGTCATTATTTCTTGCATAAAATTGTGGTGAAGACCGGTCTCTTTTTATAATAGGTGTTTTTGGTTCATCAACTGCTAGAATTCGTTCATTATCTCGTTGAATTGCTCGTTCTCCGGCTAAATTGATTGTTGGCGTAGGGGGTAGTATTGCTTTTTCGGTTTGTGTAGGGGGCGGTGCGAGGGTTGGTGCTGATGCTGGTGTAGGGGGCGGTGTAGGCATAGGCGGACGGGTCGCTGCTAGGGTCGGAGCCACTTCGTTATATCTTGGCTGAATAGGATAGATAAATTGTTCTTGTCTTGCCCCTTCGGCTGTGGCAATACGGCGGACTGCTGATGCTGGGGGTTTTTTGGGTTTCTTGGGTTTAGGTTTAGGTTTTGGCTTGGTAGTTCTAGGCTTTCGTTTCTTCTTAACGGAAACATCTCCGATATTGACAATAACGGTTTGCTTCTGTTTTTGCAAAGGCATCTTATATATATAAGAGAGATTTAAACAGACTCATCTTCAATCAATAACGGATTAAATCCATTGTAAAATAAGTATTTATTACTTTGCTTAAGACTCATATCTACTAGAATGAAAGGGAATTTATTTTTCTCATTATCAAAGACATGCTCTAGAATTTGCTTATTTTTCTTGGCATCAAAAGGCATTAACTCGTTTGTGATCGAATCAGACTCTAACCGGTTCTTTGGTCTGAAGAATGCTATATGAGAACAATTATTTCTTATGCCGGTTGGGAAATCCTTGAACTTCTGCACTAATGTGATGTAGCTCGTAAATGCGTGTCGTCTGTTCTGTACCATCTGAACCAATTTTTTTTCGCACTTTGCGTTATTTCTAAGTTGGCTTCCGCAGTCATCAAGAATAACCACTGAATTATGTTTGTTTTCTCGGTTTTTATAAAGCGTCTCTTCTAGTTCTGTAAGCACGTCAAGATTAAGTTCACGGTAGATTTGGTCTTCAGGTAGTGTGTTGAATTTGTCGTCCTTCATCGACTTGCCTCCAAGCGTGGGACTGATAATGTATATATAATCAAATAATTTTTTATAAGATTGTCTTACACCATTGCGTTTTCCTTTAGTCATAATTGAGTAGAGGAGGGTCGTTTTTCCCGAACCACTACTGCCTACAATCATTGTAGAGAACCCTGAATAATTTGGCAGTGGGCTTATGTCATCTGTAGTGAGAGGTTTGTCAAGGTTATTTTGCGTATTAGACACCTTAAGTTTTTCATTTTTTAATTCAGTAATCTTTAGCATATACATTATATGAATATATTATTCTTCTTTTGGTTCTTCCTCGTCTTTGTCCTTGATGGTTTTGTCAGAATGATGATTGTCTAATGAATGCGGAGAAGCAGCGGTTTGCTTTGTTGTTTTAACCCTGCCTATTTGGCCTCCTACAGTCAACGCAGCAGAGATTGGATCGCCCTTCACATGATGGTGCACGAGCTTGGCCTTTAAATCTTTCTTGTCTTGTTTCGAGAGGTCTTTCTGTAGCTCCTTGTTAAAACTAGGTGTCATGCCGGTGTTGAATGCGTGAGCAGTTTTTGTGTTGTCTCGGACACTCTTGGATTTTGCAAGAGTATGTGTGATCACGCTCGAGCCTAACGAGTGGCCAGTCAAATGCTTGTCCTCTTTGTCATCAATACTAGAGTAAATCTTCTTGATTTGTTTTTTGCGGTTTTTGAACTGTTTATCTGTGGAAGCTTGTCCAATAGCAAGATGAAGGTCAGACATCAAATCTTGTTTGTTGGTTGGGTCAGTACCCTTGACGGCCACTACATTATGTCGGTCATCTTCATTTTTGCTTTTAAAGTGTGCTACACCCCTCTTGTGGCTCACAACTTCGTAGCCTATTTTGTCAACCTTTTTCAATGCTTTTTTTTTATCCTTCTCAGAGCCATCGCTAATTTTGTAGTGAAGTTTGTTTAATTTTGCTAATGTAGACTTTGTCGGCATATATAAATAGATGATATTTTAAATATTTATATGTGGATTTAGATTTTTTATGAAATCGGTTTAAATGTTAAGACAATCTTCATATATATAATGGACAAAATAGCCAATATTGATATTGATACGTATGACTGGGAGACCAATCAATATATAGCAATCGTTAATGGGAAACTTATGGACGTTCGCTCTGCTGGCGGAAACATCATTGGCCCGAGTTATAAATTTGCTAGAAATGCACGAGACAATGGTATGGCTCAGTGTGGAACATGCGGAGAATTTTATGCTCGCTCTAATTCTAACAAGACGATGGGCAACCACAGCCGGTCTAGAGTTCATCAGGACGCTCTCAAGGGCAAATTTCATATGAAGAAGTTTCCTCGAAGGATTTTCTAATTATGCCATATGGCTCTTGATACTATGTAGGCGGAGTTTCATGCGTTCAATTTCCTCTGTAAGGGCTGCCGCTTCAATATCTAGTTTTTCGATGGCAATCTTTGCAACCATACGTTTAGACTGGGGCTTGGGTACATAATCCTCAGCCTCTTCTCGGAGGGCCTTTTTCTTCAAATAATATTTGCGGTTGGTTTCGGATCGTGTTGCCATTCTTACATAGATGTAGGTGAATGTTTTTAAGTCTTATTAGTTATATATCTTAAATGGAGACTAAATTGAGATAGTGTATAGTTGTGTATAGTTGCAGACTTGTGTATAGTTTTCACACAGATATGATTCTTTCAAAAAAATTATTTTTTTTTCTTCGGGGATCTGTTTCAAACTATACACAACTATACACTATTAAGAGTATTACATCTTTTTATTTATTAATTAATTAAATAAATAAATAAAAAAGAGACCATAAAAGGTAAGAAACGCCATTCATATATTCTTGAAATACGAAGTGAAAAATTAGTGTATAGTTTCCAAATTAAGACCCCCAACCATACATAAATTAAGACAAAACTATACACAACTATACACTCTCGGGGGTCAACTATACACACCAGCCCCGCTTCTCAAGATATTTGCTTAGAGTATCAAAGTCAAATGTATATGAAAATCCATTTCCTCCTCGTTTCTTCTCTACACCATCGTAGTCAGACAGCTCACGCCCAAATTTCGTTGAATTATAATCTATCTTGGTAAATCCATTCTGTGACAACCATGATTTAAAATTGTTAAACACATCTGTAGCCGGTTGCTTCGTATACATGGTCTTGTCAGTCTCTTCTGCATTCTCGTAGAGTGTCATTTGCTCCATCAAGTAGGTCGCCATAGCAGGAGTGCTGGCTGCTTTGATGTCTGCGTAGGCTTTTGTCATAGGCCTGTGGTTGATTGAGTCCCAATTGCTTATGTCTGTAGTAGAGAGAAAATCATAAAACGATTTAATAGCACCTTCATCTTTGAAGGTAGACATTAGTTCTGTAAAATATTCAGTGTTATTTTGAACATCTGTCGAGCATTTGAATACGACATACCGCCGATCACTCTGCTCGATTTTCACAGGGGTCATGTTGTTAGAAAAGAACATATACCTCCCACAATTGTTGATTGTTGTAGCATCAACCCCTTTGCGTTCCCAAGCAATCTGTTCTGCTGTGATGATGTTCTTAATTTTGTCGCTATTAGAAAACGAGTCCTTACCACTTGTCTCGTCCATAATTATCATCAGTTTATTATTTATCACTGGAAACCGCCCCACAATTTTGTCCATATCCGCAGTAGCCAGTAGATACTCATTACCTAGAAGGTATTTTGCGAAGTTTTCAAAAAAGATGTTTTTACCTACACCCTGCTCAGATTGAAACACTAATGCAACACGAGGCAACTCGCCAGGCCGCTGGATTAGATGGGCTAAATAGTTTATCAAATATTCTGTGCCTTTCTCGTCGTGTCCTGTAAGTACATCAAGATGTTTCAAAAATATTGAGAAATCTCCTTGTCCTGATTTAATACGAGTTGCCTTCATGCCATTGTAGGTGTTCAAAGTATATGATTTACATTCTCGTGGATATGGTAGGAAATCCACATTCTCGTATGTTCGAATATTATGCGATTTTTTCCACATGCTCACGAATGACTTCTTGAATGGCTTCTTACCAATCATCACTGGGTCATATTGGTGCTCCAATTCCGGTGCTGTTTCTAGATGAATTGAGTTATATGCCAACCGGCCAAAACAAGCCGGTGCCATCACCTTGAAATGGAACTTCTCAAAATACTCAATTTTCATTTTGAGCTCTTCATCAATCGCAAGACTCTCATTTTTTTCTTTTTGTGCAGTGAGCTCCTTTTGAACGGACTTATTCAAGTCATCGAACATTGCCATTTTTGGGTCTTCCTCAATCTTATCCGGTCGAAGGTTAATCAAACGTTTAATATCGATGGCCTCCTCGTGGGCTGGAATAGTCAGTTTTGCGTATTGTGTAGGGGAACTTTTTTTAGCATAATATCTAATAGTGCCTTCACCGACTGTAATGAGTTCATTTGATGTGTATGAGTTCCATAGTGTTTCCATTCCATTTTGTGTATACCCCCCTGAGCGTTGCGACCATTTATCCGCAATTTCGTAATCAAGCCCAATTTTGCGGATTGCTAGGACAATTTTCACCCAGTCGCTCCGGTTATTACAATACTTAACGTCAATGAGATTTATAAGGTTTTCTAGTAGTTTAGAATCGGACACAACTGCTGACTTGTTATTTGAAATAACCCTCTTCTCAAAGGTGCCAGTGATGAACGCTTTTTTAATATGCTCTTCATTCAAGTAGCATGGGTCATCATAAACCCATTCTTTTCCTAACCTTTCAAAAACCTTTTCACCTAGAAAATCAATCGTGGAATGTCTGCCACAATCAACCTTGTTCTTTTTAAACTCCGCTGATTTGTCCTTGATTTGCATCCACACATGAAAGCCCTTTGTATTGCCACTAACATAGCACGAATCAATATCTGTGTCATTATATAGGTCTTCAGGCGTGTAGGCATTAGTATCGATGTCTACTACAACATATTCAGTTTCCTTAATATCATACATAATTCCGATGGTCTGATTTGGCAATTTCAACGCCTCTGCTTGTTCCACAGAATAGCCTTTTCCAAAGCATCTTCGGTCAAATTCCTTCTTGCCGTCCTCGTTAATATGAAAGAGTAGACATTCTTGCTTAATGCTGTTGAGGAATTTCGGACTGTTCATCATTTCTATATATAGAGATTTTATCTTTAAATCTTAAATTAAATATATATTTAAGATTTATTCCTTAATGTTTTCAGATAATTTATGCAAATACAACCCCCTGAGTTGACGGAGGTGGCATATGATTCGCATCACTTCCAGTGCGTTTTTGGAATAGGTATGAACCATAATTGACTACTATGGAGCCAGTGCT